CTTTTTGAATGTGCACAACCGCTCTCCGGATTAACGTACATTTTCCTTCATTTTAGGAATACGAGTGTACGACCCAAATCGATCCAAGTACGGTATGCTTGGGATCGGAAACATATCCACAACAGATTCGGGTGTCGAGGGAACTATAAACTTTCGAACGTTGGCGCCGATCCAATCATAATTGTACCGAAGACTCATAAAGGCATGAATCGCAACGAGCAAAAGTAATACCAAGACTATCCAAGCCATTGTTAGAACAGCCGAAACAATTCAGCATCGTAAGGATAATATGCCGGGTGGGTTATTACAGCTTGTGGGCGTGGGTGCCCAAAATGTCTTTGTGAATGGAAACCCTTCCATGACCTACTTCAACGCCATGTATAAGCGTCACACGAATTTTGCCATGGAACATTTTCGATTGACGTTTAATGGTCTCGATCAAAACATCCCGTCGACCGGAGACCGTACTCTGCGATGCAAAATCCCTCGCTATGCCGATCTTCTTCACGACTGTTATTTGTGTGTCAATATACCCGATATATACTCGCCCGTCGTTCCTTCCCAGTACGAAACTCTCGGTCCTGCTACCGTCCCTGCAACTCCGTATCAATTTCAGTGGATTCCCAATCTCGGGTACAACATGATTGAAACGATCAACGTCACGGTCAACGGTACTCCAATTGTATCCATGACCGGAGAATGGATGAAGATCCAGACGTATCTCAAATACGAGAAAACCCGTCGTCGCATCTTGGATACCATGGTGGGAAATATACCTGAACTCTATGACCCTGCCAACGCGAATGGACGAATCAACCAGTACCCCAATTCGATCCAACCCTCGAGTGCAAATCCTCCTCCATCCAGTCCCACTCCGTCGATCCCCGGTCGTCAACTCACTATTCCATTGTCGTTTTGGTTTTGTGAAGAGATTGGTCAGGCTCTTCCACTGGTCGCCCTCACCGAAGCAGAAATTTATATCAATGTGACATTCCGGAACATCTATCAACTGTTTACGGTAATCGATCCACGTGACCAAAATAACCCGAATTCAACTCCTGCCGATCCGACCGGGACATTCGGGATGCGTATTCCGGGCCTACCTCAAGACAATTTCCTAGGTATTCAGAACTTCTTGAGCCCTCCTGATTTTTATGGGGATCCCACGAATTTGGCTCTCCAAAATTGGAATCTCAACCCGTATATCGAGGCAAACTATATCTTTCTCACCGAGACCGAACGTGCACATGTCGCAGGATTCGAGAGAACCTATCTGGTCACTCAACAGTATGTGTCCACCTTCCGGAACGAGTATGGACTCAATAATGTCCTGATACCTACGTTTAACCTGTGCACTCGCGTGATTGCGCTCTTCCAGCGCACAGATCTCATGCTCCTCAATCAGTGGGACAATTATACGAACTGGAACGGCGAACCTCCACTCACGACGACCCTCTACCGACATGCATTACCATATTATACGTCGGGGGTCACCAATCCATTGGTATCTCCTCCGCAGGATATCCTTCAAGAAGCCAATCTAATCTTTGACGGAAAGGATAGATTTACCACAAAGAATTCAAACTTTTTCTCACTGATCGAAAACTTTAAATATACGCAGGGAGATACTGTTGAACTTCCGGGTATCTATCAGTATTCATTCGCGATTGATCCCAACCATCCCACTCAGCCATCCGGCTCGGCAAACGGATCCATGTTCAACAAGATCTATCTCCAACATACCTTGCAGGTTCCTCCAGTGAACCCCGCCCTGGTGAATCAGACCATTCCTCCGGTATGTGTTGTGAAAAGCACCGTATTCAATCCCGTCCCAACCCCGGTCCCCACCAATGCGACTGTTCCGCCGGGCCCAGGGCTCCCACCATTGTTTACACCCAATCAGACAATCCAAATTTACCAGAACCAGACCACAAACGGTATGGTATATCAATACAATGCAGTGGTGTACGTGGAATCCTACAATTATCTCAAAGTAACAAGTGGCACTGCAAATCTTGTGTTTAGTTCATAATGAGTACCTCGGATACTGTTCCCGATGTACCCCCCGCCCTGCCACCCGATTCCGGATCTGCAGACGCATCCAAACCCACGATGAACCCACTCATGTTGCTGGGTGGTCTAGGAGTATTTTGTCTGTTTATTCTGGTGAACCGAACCGGGTGGGCACTTATCGAGAGTACTATCCCGTTACCAGGATGGGTATTCTGGATATGGATTGTCCTCACCGTGTACGCGTTTATTCATAGTATCGTGATGAACCCCACCGGTTGGACACTTGTATGGTGGGTTATTTCTCTAGTCGTCTACAGTATGTTCATTCTCGGCGCATGGCTCATTCGAAAAATCCTACATTCGTTCGGAGTCATTTGATGTCGTGGGTAGCAGCAAATCGACATTCTCCACCTGGAATCCATACAAGTCGGACGGTTTCAGTGTAAGCAACTCGTCCATCGCCGAGACCGGGTTATCAAAATTCCGAAACAAAATCTGATTCACTTCTGCCGGTGTCCATTTCGAATCTGTCCCTACATCTGCCCACAGTGGATGATCTGGGATCGCTATATCGTAAAACCCACGAATCATATCCCTGAGAACAGATGTACTGCAGCGCTTAAAGTTTACAATCATGTCAATCCGGCCCGGACGAATTAGGGCTCGATCGATACGCTCGGGGAAATTCGAGGTAATCACCAACATTCTACCCGATGATTCCAGTGTCCCATCCAGGATATTCAGAAGAAACGACAAATCAATAGGCTCTTTGAGAATCTCATTGTCGTCAACAATAGCAAAGGGGTCGTCTTGTTTCTTTTCCACAACTACCGGATGCTTCCATTCACGTCGAAGAACCATATCACCCATCGCATCAATATCTTCAATGACATACACACGCTCATGAATAGGAATGACAAATCGCTCCAGATTGTTTCCGTTATAGACGTGGATATCCTCACTGAAAAAGAGGTGTCTCAACTGGGCTTTCGTCTTGATTTCCGACAACTGTACATTAATAATGTGTCGTCGAGCAACATTTGCAATCGCCTTGGTCTCTGACGTCTTTCCACAACCCGGATCGCCGTGAAATAGAAATCCCAATGTATACGGAATACCCTTCTTTTCATACCAAGCTCGATTGTTCAAGAAAAACTCGGTATGCTTTCGAACCTTGGCTTGTTGATCAAAGTATACATTGTCAAAGGTTCGAGTCGTGGTAAACTTGTGTTTCGAATACACGAGAAACTGAGTGGGGAGTGGATTCTGGGATCCTCGCTGCTTTCCTTTCTGGACAATCTGGTCAAAAAAGAACAAGTGTGTTCCCAGCTTATTTTGCATTCGACGCTCATAATCCTGATTACACGACTCGACAAACTTTTGTAGATGTTGAACATCGTGTTCGTACGAAAAGATGCGGAACTTTATGTTCTTGATGGACCCTTCATCCACATCCACACTCTTCAAATGAAAAAAGATATCGGTATCGATGCACACGGGATCAAATTCGTAGGGTAGATAATCGTGATTCGCAATCGCAAAGAGAGATTTAATGGCCGGGGTACATGTCACATAGTGGATAATCGCGTCCATTCGAGTCAGAAAGGGCGGAGTACCTCCACGAGTTGTCTGCACCGTATTGGTACCGCGCTCACACTCAATCTCCGATCGAGGTTTACGATCCGAAACAACGAATGATCGTCGCATAGGTCGACATGTATTCGAAAACCATTGCTGAACCGCAATCCAGTTCACAGACAAATAGTCCACAACCTTCATCAACATGTAATTTCGAAACGGAAATATTCCCGCCATCGTTTGAAAGGTGAGAATGCTTCGAAATGTATCGTTCATTTCATGAATTGGAACCATTTGCATGTAAACCCATACACTTGTCGAGCGTCGATGTCGACGAGTGCACCGGTTTCGAGCGTTTGAGACGCAGTTGCTGGGATGCTTTGTGCACCGTATCATCCGACAGAGACACATAACTCTTTACATCTCGAGCCGTGACTTGCGTATTGATGGATGGCATATACAGCTGAATCGGGGGCATTGCGAGTTGCAGTGGAGTCCCACGTTCACGAATATACATTCGAAACTGATCGATACTCAGTGTACCACCAAACATCCGTAGAACGCGACGATCCGGAGCTCGAAATAGCTCTTTTCCTTTCAGAAGTGGCTGATACACGGCCTGTAACAACGAATGACGCAACCATTTCTGAGCATCAGTGATCGAGGCATCCGCATACACATACGAGAGAGCACACTCGGGACTACAGAAGTGACCCTCTGCATTGTAGCGATGAATATACATGTCGTAATGCGTCGGGATCACGATCGATTTCCAAGCAAAGGCGTGGCAACACCAAAAACACACGACTCCTGCAGAATATTCCACCTGAGTATGGATCTTGGACACAATGTCGTGAATCACGGTCTCGTCAAATTGCTGATGTTTGCTCTCCTCTTTGAGGATTTCCGAATAGGTTCCATTCTCCATAGCAGTGGGAACACTGTGCGTTGGCTCATGAACCGTCTGAGCATCTTTTCGGACTCGGAGAAAATAGACGATCGGAGGATCGGGGGCTATTGTAGACGTACTTGCAGCCTTTTTTGAGCGCGAAGGCATTATATACCGTACGTTCGCTTCCTTAAACTTCTTGTGCAAAACGAAACAACCAATCGCCGGAACAACGGAACATCAATGGCAGACGCATACAAAAAGCTCTCGCACCTCGAGCATGTGCTTCGACTCCCGGAGACCTATACGGGCTCCATCGAGAAGACATCCGAGGAAATGTATGTCGTGGAAGGAGACACCTTTGTCAACAAGACGGTGCTCAACTTCAATCCCGGGTTCGTCAAGCTCTTTGATGAGGCTGTCGTGAATGCCCACGATCATGTCATTCGCACCCGACAGCGCGGCCTCGCCCTCGTCAAAAACATTTCCATCGAGATTGCTCCCGACAATACATGGATTGCCATTGAGAACGACGGTCAGGGCATTGACGTTCTCCCTCATCCCGAATACGGAATGTGGATCCCACAGTTGATCTTTGGAGAACTCTTGACCTCCACCAACTATGACAAGGACGAAAAGAAACTCGTCGGTGGCAAGAACGGCTACGGTGTCAAACTCGTCAACATCTTCAGTCAAGAGTTTTCGATCGAGTTGGTGGACTCGACGACAAGCAAAAAATATACTCAAACCTGGCGGAAGAACATGACCGTTGTGGATCCACCGCATATCGTGGCATCTCGCGTCAAGTCGTACACGCGTATTCGCTGGGTTCCGGACTTTGCGCGGTTCGGAATGACTGCAATCCCCGACGATCTCGTGCAAGTTCTTCGCCGCCGAGCTACCGATCTCGCCATGACGGTTGGCAAGGATGTGAAGGTTCACTGGAAACACGTCGGAGACAAGGTAACCAT